GCGTTATGACAAACCTGCGTATTGAAAATGTTTCTATTAGTTCTTTGAGTTTTGATTCAACGAATGCTCGTAAGCACGACCAGAAAAATCTTGCTGCAATTGAGGGTTCTTTGAAGTTGTTTGGTCAGCGAAAGCCGATTGTTGTTACTGCTGGGAATGTGGTTGTGGCTGGTAATGGAACTCTTGAGGCTGCTAAGTCTTTGGGTTGGTCAGAGATTGATGTTGTAAGGATTCCTATTGATTGGACTCCTGAGATGGTTAAGGCTTATGCGCTTGCTGATAATAGAACTGCTGAGTTGGCTGAATGGGATGCAAAGGTTTTGGCTGATCAGTTGGTTGAGTTAGATGCTGTTGGTTGGGATGTTGCAGAGTTTGGTTTTGAACCTATAAATCCTGTTGGAGATGTTCTTGATGATGAACCTTTAAGTTTTGATGCTGTAGAAACTAGATGTCAAAAAGGTGATCTTTGGATTTTAGGTGAGCATAAGTTAATATGTGGTGATTCTTTAGATTTATCTGTAATGGATAAATTGATGCAGAATGAAAAAGCAGATATCGTCTGGACTGATCCACCTTATGGGGTTGATTATGTTGGTAAAACAAAAGATGCACTTAAAATTGAAAACGATAATGTTACTTTCGATCAACTAGAGACTTTTTTGAGAGACGCGTTCAAAAATATTTATCAAGCAACTAAGCCAGGGGCTTGCTGGTATGTTGCTGCGCCATCAGGAAATTTATTTCTTGCTTTTGCAAAACCTTTATCTGAATTAGAAGTTTGGAGACATACTTTAGTTTGGGTGAAAGATACTTTAGTTATGGGTCGCGCTGATTATCATTATCGTCACGAGTCGATTTTTTATGGTTGGACACCTGGTGCTGCTCATCAAGAACCACCTGATAGAAAACAAGATACTGTTTGGGAAATTCCAAGACCTAAAGCAAATAGGGAACACCCAACTATGAAACCGCTTGAATTGATTGCGAAAGCATTAAAAAATTCAGCCAAAATCCATCAGATTGTTTTAGATTCTTTTGGAGGCTCTGGTTCAACTTTAATTGCAGCAGAACAATTGAAAATGAAAGCAAGAATTATAGAACTTGATCCTAAGTATTGTGATGTCATAATTGATAGATGGGAAAGACTAACAGGTCTTACTGCAACTCGCTTGGAACAATAAATGTCACATATGGGCAGACCACCCAAACCGATTGAACAAAAACGTGCTTTAGGTAATCCTGGTAGACGACCATTACCTCAAGAGGGTTCACTTGTTCTGCTGCCATCAATGTACGAAGTACCTGAGCCACCAAGACCGCTTGTGACGGAAGCCGCTAAAGGCTTGTGGAATAGAACTTGGACTATGGGTCAAACCTGGTTAAGCCCACAAACAGATATTGAATTATTACTTATGACTTGTGAAATGGTTGATGAGCGTTGGAATCTAAGAATCAAAGTCTTACAAGATAACAGACCAGAGGAACGTAAAGGCTTGCGAGACTTAGAAAGACAACTGGTTGCTAATCTTTCACTACTTGGCTTCACCCCAACTGATAGATCAAGACTTGGTGTTGCTGAGGTTAAGAAGATTTCTAAACTAGAGGCTCTGCGTGAACAACAAAACAAACCTAGAGATTAAAGGCTGGCCGCCAAGGTGGATAACTCCTGTATCTGAGCAGGAAGTGAAAGATTCGCGTGGCTGGCAGGTAGCCAATTTTATTAACGCTTTATGTATTCAAACTAAAGACACTGTTGCTGGTCGCGCTGGTGAGCCTTTGGTTCTAAGAGAGTGGCAAATAAAATTATTAAATAATGTTTTCGCTGTTCGAGATGATGGAAATTTCAAACACAGAACTGCTTTGGTTGGTATGGCAAGAAAAAATGGTAAGTCTGCTTTGTCATCTGGTATCGCTTTGTGGGGTTTGTTTATGGGTGAGCAGGGTGGTGAAATTTATTCTTGTGCAGCGGATAGAGATCAGGCACGAATTGTTTTCGGTGATGCCAAAAGAATGATTGAGGCTGAACCTGAATTATTAGAACAAGCAAAGTTGTATCGTGATGCGATTGAGATTCCGTCTACTGGTTCTGTTTATCGGGTGCTTTCTTCTGAGGCTTACACGAAAGAGGGTTTGTCACCAACGCTTGTGATTATGGATGAGTTGCACGCTTTACCTAATCGTGAATTGTTTGACGTTATGCAACTTGGTATGGGTGCTAGACGTGAACCTTTACTGCTCGCAATAACTACCGCTGGTGTTAAATCAGACCAAACAGGTCAAGACTCTGTTGCTTACAACTTGTATCAGTATGGACAAAAAGTTTCTCGTGGTGAATTTGATGACCCATCATTTTTTATGGCTTGGTGGGAAGCCCCGATTGATTTAGATCACCGCGACCCTGAGACTTGGAAACTTGCTAATCCTGCTTATGGTGATTTGAACTCTGTTGAAGATTTTGAATCTGCTGTTAAAAGAACACCTGAAGCAGAGTTTAGAACTAAGAGAACTAATGCTTGGGTTTCTTCTCAAACTGCTTGGCTACCAAATGGTGCTTGGGAAGCAAGAGAATTAAAACGTGAAGTTGATAAAGACGTTCCAGTTATTTTAGGTTTTGATGGTTCGTTCTCAGGTGATGCTTCTGTGATTATGGGTGTGACTGTTGAAGATGAACCCCACGTTTTTCTTGTTGAGGCTTGGGAGAAACAGCCAACAGATTCAGATGAGTGGCGTGTTGATTCTTTAGAAGTTGAGAACACAATTATTGAAGCGTGTAAAAGATATAACGTTAAAGAGATTGCTTGTGACCCATTCCGTTGGCAACGAAGTATGCAAGTTTTACAGGATGCAGGTTTACCTGTTGTTGAATGGCCATCAACTTCAGCGGCTCGTATGATTCCTGCTTGCGCAAAATTCTATGACGCTGTGGTCGGTGAGAAACTTACACAAGACGGATCAGCACTTCTGACAAGACATATTTCAAATGCTGTTGTGAAAATAGATAGACTTGGACCTAGAATTGTTAAAGAACACAGAGGTTCACCACGAAAGATAGATGCCGCAGTTGCTAGTATCATTGCTTTTGATAGAGCAACAGTTTCACGAAATGATGCCGAACCTCTAGTCCCAGAGTTTTTCTTTTAGGAGATTTTTTGATTTCATCAATCATCCAAGTTGCAGGACTTCTCACACTTTCCTTTGGCATTGGACTTATCTACATTCCAGCAGGTATAACAGTATTAGGTATTTCATTGGTATTAACAGGTCTTGCGCTTGAGAGAGGCAAATAATGTTAGGAAATCTTTTCAACAATAACGAGAATCGCGCAATATCTTTTCAATCTATTTGGGGTGCTGGAGATACTTTCGCTTTCACAACTGAATCAGGCGCGAACATAGACGAAAGAACCTCAATGAGTATTGGGGCTTTCTATGCTTGTGTGCTTTTAATTTCTGACACAATCTCAACACTTCCAGTTGATGCTTTCATCCGCAGAGACGGCAATCGTGTTCCTTACCGACCAAGACCTGAATGGGTACAGAAACCAGACATTGATTTACTAAGAAGCGAACATTATCAACAAGTGCTTGTTTCACTTTTGCTTGATGGAAACTCTTTCACAAGAGTATTCCGTGATGGTCGTGGAGATGTAGCAAACCTTGTTTGCCTTGATCCTCTACGTGTTCAAATGCAACGCAACGCTGTAACAAGAGAAATCGAATACTTAATTGATAACGGCAACGCAGGTGTAGTACCAGCCAGAGATATGTTGCACATAACTGAAATACGCAAACCTGGTGCAATGCGTGGTATTTCAAGAGTAACTGAATTGAAAGAAAACCTTGGACTTGCTTCAGCGTTACAAAGTTTCGCTGCAAGATTCTTCGGCCAAGGCGCAACAACTCAAGGCATCATTGAATTTCCTGGTGCTTTAACTAGAGAGCAAGCAAAAGATTTACAAGCAGGATTTGACAGTTCACATAAAGGTTTTAGAAAGTCACACAAAACTGGTGTTCTTTCTGCTGGTGCTAAGTATGTTAAAACAGGTGTAAATCCTGACGAAGCACAAATGTTGGATTCACAAAAGTTTGTTGTTGAATCTATTGCAAGAATGTTCCGTGTCCCACCTCATATGATCGGTGTAACAACACCTGGCGCACAATCATACGCATCAGTTGAACAAAATAATATTCAATTCGTTGTGCACACATTGAGACCATACATTGAAAAAATTGAATACGCCTACTCAACACTTCTACCAACAGATGCTTTCTTAAAGTTCAATGTTGATGGATTACTTCGTGGAGATTTCACAACAAGAATTCAAGGTTACTCAATTGGTTTACAAGCAGGTTTCTATTCCGTGAATGATGTTCGCAGATTTGAGGACCTACGACCTGTTGATGCAGGCGACCAGTTCCGTGTTCCTTTGGCAAATATTAACTTGGCTGAAGCAGATGTTGTTGAACAAGACAAACGAGTAACGATGGCCGCAAGACTTGTGCAAACAGGCTTTGATCCTGCAAGTGTTCTTTCAGCACTAGGACTTCCAGCCATCACTCACACAGGAGTTCCATCAACGCAACTACAACAAGTCGCACAAATTGATCCACAAGACCCAAGTGCTGTTTATGATGTTTCACGTTCAAGTGAAATCAATATTCAGATACCTGAAACTGTGGTTAATATTCCTCAAACAAAAATCAATGTTGAGCCACCAATTGTTAATATCAATGCACCTGAACAGAAGCCTTTAATTAGAACTGTTGAGCGTGATGAAAACAATCACATTGTAAGAATCATAGAAAGTAACGGAGAATAATTATGGCAACTGGTTTAAGTTCATTTTTGGCTAACTCTTTATTGGATGCCGTTGGTAATGCAACGTCTTATTCAGCGAGTTCTGTTTACATAAAACTTCACGTTGGCGATCCAGGTGCTGATGGCACAGGAAACCCAGCAACTGAACTTACAAGAAAACTTGCTTCCTTTAGTGCTGCTTCTGCTGGAACTATTACTTCAGATGCAGATATTTCTTGGGTAAACATTTCTGGTTCACAGGATGCAACTTTCTTTACTGCTTGGGATAACTTGTCTGCTGGTAACTTTTTATTCTCAGGCGCAATCACAGGTAATCCTTACACAGCGGGAGATACTTACACAATTGCTTCTGGTTCTTTGACAGCATCTTTGACCATAGCAAGTTAAAATGACGCAAAAGTTAGTCCTTGATACAGGACAACTAGATGTTGATTTTGTTTACGCAACTTATGGTCTGATACTTGATGATGCTGTTCAAGGCAAATTAGATGAATCAGCGTTAAATCCTCAATCAAGTTTTAATTACGCAAATAGTTCTTTAGGTTCATTAAACGCAACTGCTCAAGCAAGTCGAGAAGTTACAGCAATTGCTGAAAGTGATTTAGGTGCTATCACTTCGATAGCGCAATCTGTTGTTACACATTTTGTTCAAGGTGCTACAAATCTTGGTGGCATCACAGCAGAGGCTGACACAACACCAACTATCTTGCCTTTATTTGACGCATCCCTTGGTTCACTTAATGCAAGTGTTACAGCGGTTGTGACAAAACTTGCAACAGCAACAGCGACACTAGGTCAATTAACAGGATCAGTTCAAGCAGTACCTGAAGTTGAAATCACAGCAACAGCCCAACTTGGTTCTTTGATTGCTACTGCTCAAACTTCTGAACCACCTGTTCCACCAACCCCAACTCCTTATGGTTCTAATGGTTATGTTCCAATTAAAAAGAAACAAAAAAAAGAACGACCAACACCAGTCATTGTTGTTGAAATAACTGATGTTCCTGAACTTGAACCTCTAATCAAATCTCATTTCGCAAAAGGATCATCTGATCTGTTTGGTATTTCTGCTCAGGCTGGAAATCGTATAGACTTTTCTATATTGGCTGATGAGGCCGAGATTTTGATGCTTCTCTAAAGGCAGGTTATGGGTCAGTTACTTTCAGGTCAGATGGCAGTTGGAACTGTTCCCTCAAGGGTGGATGGGATTTCTAATAACCCAGTAGTTCTTCATATTCATAACAACGATAATTCAGATAATCTTTATATAGGTAATGAATCTGTCACTACAAGTACAGGAATGGTTTTGACAAAATTGGATTCGATTGAATTAACAATGCATCAAGGTAATACTCTTTGGTTAGTTTCTAACAAAACTAATCACACTGCTAGTTGGATTGCGCAGGTCCTCTAAATGCCTTATTACATAACTGATAATGCTGCTGGTTGCTCAGGTTGGGCAACTATTAAAGATGATGGTGAAGTTATGGGATGCCACACAACTAAGCAAGCAGCGATTGATCAAATGGTTGCTATTTCTATTGCCGAAGAAATTGAGCCAGGTGGTGAAAGAGCAAGACCTGATGAATTAAGAATTGGCGATTTTGTTTCTTGGAACTCAAGTGGTGGTCGCGCTCGTGGTCGAATAACCCGAATTGAACGTGATGGAACAATAAATGTTCCTAATTCAAGTTTTAATATTTCTGGCACTCCTGATGATCCTGCTGCACTTATCAGGGTTTATAGAGAATCTGATGGTGAATGGGATGCTACTGATACTTTAGTTGGTCACAAGTTTTCAACATTAACTAAAATTGATGATTTAAGAATGAATTACAAGAAAAACAAAAAACAAAAAAGAGCATTACCTGATAATTACAGACCATCTTTAAGTCAGGATGTTCCTGATGGTCGTGCTTGTGGTAACTGTGTTTTTTATATGGAAGATGATGTTAAAGAATTTGCTAATGGTGAACTTCGTGCTTGGTGCGAAAAATGGGATGATTACGTCAATGGTGCATATTATTGCAACGCTTGGCAACCTGCTGATGAAGATGAAGATGATGAAGATGAATTAGAAGAAGAATTAGAAGAAGCAAGACAAGTCAATTTAACCCCACCTGCTTATATGCGTGCTGCTGCTAGACGTGGACTTGAACTTAATCGTCAAGGCTTTGGTGGAGATGGTTTAACAGATAAAACAAAACAAGAGGCAAGAGATATGGCTGCTGGTCGTGTGTCTGAGGATAAGTGGCGCAGGATTGCTCCTTGGATTGCTCGCCATCTTGTTGATTTAGATGCACCTAAGAATTCAAATCCTAGTGATCCTGATTATCCTGGTGCTGGACTTGTTGCTCATTTGCTGTGGGGAAGTGGCCCATCTAAGAGAGCAGCGCAAAGAACTTTGGATTACGCACAAGGTGTAATCAACAGACTTGATGCTGAGGAAAATAAAGCACGCTACTCATCAATCAATGTAAACTTAAACAAAGAGAAAAAGGAAACCAAAGTGAATAAAGTTGAACGCAGAATCAAAACAGATGTTGATTTTGAATTAAGAGTTGAAGCAGCAGAATCTGATGGTATGCGTTTCACAGGTTACGCAGCAGTTTTCAACAGCGACT